GTTGAGCCGTCAATCGTATTGGACAGACGCAATCCAATTGGACAAAAAAAAGGCCCGCATTTCTGCGGACCTCTTGATTTTGGCGCCCGAAGTTGGACTCGAACCAACGACCCCCTGATTAACAGTCTGCGGTTCCAACACCGCACGGGTGCTTTCGTGGAGCCGTTCCCGGGGTGCCGTTGCTGTCCAATACTTTTCGCCTCAAGCGCCGCTAAGTGGCTGATCCTGCATTAGCCATATGACTAATATTGGACAGGTCAGCGGGTCGGCGCGGTCCTTTGAGCCTTCCGGCGGTAGTGCTTCCGCGTGACCTTGGCGTCCGCGTGGCCGAGCCTGTTCTGTGCCTCCTCGTCCGTGGCGGCGTCACTTCCCGACTTGCCCCGCAGATCGTGCAGGCGCACGTCTGGGAGCCCGGCCTTGACGCGCGCGACCCGCCATAGAGCGCGCAGGCCGCTGGGCGTGTAGGGGCCAATGCCGCGCTCGGCGTGCTTGCCCTTCGGCCGGGACTCAAATAACCATTCGCGTCCGAACCGGCGCCACAGCCGCTTGGCATCATCCACGACCTCGCGGAGCTCGTCGGACCACAGGACGACCATCTGCTTGCCCGTCTTGCTTGTCCGATAGCACACACCCTCGTCGGTCAGGTCATCCAGCCGCACGCGCAGCGCGTCGCCCTGGCGCATGCCGGTCAGTTCGATGAAGCGGGCGATGCAGGCCAGCTTTGGACTCGCGGCCAGCACCAGCGCTGACATTTCAGCGTCCGTGACGTACCGGTCGCGCGGCTTTTCCTCGTTTCGGTGTTGCAGCCCCTTCGTCGGGTCGATCCCGGCGAATGCTCCGGTGTTGCGCGCGTAGGTGAAGGCCGCCGACAGCAGCGCCTTGTCCCGGTTCGCCTGCACGGTGCCGGCGTCGCTGACATAGCGGTAGACCATTGCCTGCGTCATATCCGCCAGCGCGATCGGCCCGAACACCGCGCACAGATTCGTGGCCGAGTAGCGGTATCCCTCGAGCGTTGTCGCGGCCAGCTTGGGCCTGCGATGCTCGATGTAGGCCCACACGGCGTCCTTGACCGTCCGCACCTTTGCCGGCGTGCCGACGAGCGCCGCGTATTTCATCAACGCCGCGCCGTACTCGCGGCCGAGCGGATGCCATACGCCCTTGGCAACGAAGTAGTAGGAGCCGCGCCGCAGGTACATGGCCTGCGGCAGATGGCGGTTATGCAGCCTTGGACGTCCCATGGCGGATCGCATCCCAGTTCGGCTGGGGCTTCTTGCGCCCAGCCTTCGCCGTGGACAGCACGGCCTCTCGTTCGACCAGGGGGCGCCCGACCGCATTGGGGCGGAACGGCACGCCCATCTCGGACAGCATCCGACACTGCGCGGTCCAGCGCTGGCGCGCGGTCAGCTCCTCGACCTCATCTGGGGTAAGCCAGGTGTCAGTCATCGTCGCCTCCGTCGCTGGTGGGTGTGCGGTTGACGCCCCTCGCGTAGCGGATAGCTTCGCGCGCGTTGCCAAAGACAACGTTGAAGTACGCCGATACGCCGGACATCTGGATCATGGCGGTAAGCTTCCCGGCGCGGTTCACGTCTACGCAGACGTATTCAAGGCCGTACGATTCGTACAGGCGGAACAGCCGTTCGGCCTCACTGCCGTAGACCCGCGCGCCCCCGAAAACTCCATCCTCGAAGATCACGACCCCACCTCCGGCACCAGGCGCACGCGCTGGCCGTCTAGCGTGTTGATCACGTCATCGTCGGCCGCAGTGACCCCCGCGACCTGGTGCGGCTCCGGCGCCTCATTGGACATGATGAAGGCTCGGCCAGCCCCCTCCACGCGCCGCGCGAGGGCTGCGGCTTCGCGAGCTTCGCTCAGCAGCTTGTTCACGGCGCGGGTCATGATGTTGAGATTGCCCGTCGCCTCGGCGATCAGAACTCCCGCGCACGCATCCTCCAATCGTTCGCTAAGTTTCACAGCTCACGTCCTCCATCTTTGGCCGGGAATTCCGGCACCGGCATCGGCGGGACCGGCATAGGCTCGGGCGCGCGGGGTGGGGTTAGGCCGGCTAACTGCTCTCCGAACAGGCGGTCGAACTCCTCGTTGACCTGGGCGAGGGTGGTCATGTGGCGGGCTCCTTGTTGTGTTCTGGCGGACGAACCCACCCGATAACGTCATCCCATTCGCGCTTTTGATTTGGCCCTGGCCCATCTAGCCCGGCGCGCAATGTCACATGCCAGCCCTCTCTGGCGATGACGCGGTAGTAGGTGCCCCTTGGGGACTTCCACACCTCGCCGACCCGGAACGAATCACCGATAGCGGCCATCACGCACCCCCGCCAGTGCGAAGCGCGGCGGTCAACTCCGGCAGCGGGTCAGGCAGGACGGCACGCATGTCGTGCAGCGCGGCCGCGATCTCGCTTGCGTCGTCGATGTCCGGATTGCCCCGTGGCGCGCAGCTTTCGGTGATGACGCTGATACCGGTTCTAACTGCGCGGCGCAGCACTTCGATCTCAGCGCGCATCTCCTCCGAGGCTTCCACCCCAGCGGCCGGGGGCTGGGCTTCGGCGAACAAGCTGGGCGAAACCTCGATGTAGGCAAGAACTTCCCGGCGCAGCTTCGGCGCGTAGATGCCGCCTTCCATGCCAAGCTCATCGGCGATGCGCCGCAGGTTGCTGGTCGGAACCAGTGTGTATCCGTCGAACTCACCCACGGCTCCGGATTCCTCATGCGGCCCGTTGCACTTCCACGGCGTAACGCAATTCGGGCACATGGCGTCAGCACCACCGGCCACCGGGGCGGGCGCGGCAGAATTCGGGCGCTCGTAGAGTGGAACGACTTCGGGTGGATTGACGCACTGGGCGGCGTACAACTCCGCCCTATCCCGGGTTGAGAATGTCGTCATCGCGTTCACTTCGCCGTCGGGGAATCGCAGCGAGAACGCCACCGCCTGCCCGTCCGGCGCCGCCTCACCACGCAGGCGGGTGGCGATGTGTTTGAGCGCTTCTGCCAGCGGTGAACGGTCCTGATGCCGGGCCACATTCATGCTGATGATCTTCATTGCCTCTCGATCCGTCATCCCACTCATGCTCCCGGCTCCTTGCGCTGCTTGGTGGCGTTGGCGATGGCGGTTACAGCTGCGTCCGAAATCTCATCCGGCAGTCCATAGGCGACGGCGTTCTGCAACGCCTCCAACAACTCCGCCCGCGACTCCGCCAGCTGGCGCGGGGTCAGGCCGTCCGGTGCGAGCCACTGATAGCCCTCCCACTTGTAGCCCTGGCTCGCCAGAAATTCGGTCGCCGCCATGTCGCGGTACTTACGCGCCTCAGCTTCGGCTGCGTACACATCAAGCATCTCACTCATCGTCTCTCTCCCTGGCCTCGCGCTCGATGCGGTCGGCCTTGTCGTAGTAGTGCGCGTGTCGCGCCGTGTCGTTCGGGAACTGCTGCCGGGCCGCGTCGCCTGCCTCGCGCCAGACCTTGGCTAGGCGCTGCGGGTCGTCTCGCATCCAGTCGGTCTGCTGGTCGGAGCGCATGGACCAGCCCTCATGCCGCGAGGCTGCGAACGTGGGCCGTGATGTCCTCCATCAGCTGCCACGTCGAGTGCAGTCGCGTGTAGACGCCGACCAGTTCCGCGTCGTCAGGCTCTGCATACGCCGCATCTGTCGCCTGTCGGACCGCGATGTCGCCGTCCTTCAGAATCCAGACCTTGCACGTCCCGTTCTTGTCGTAGATCCGCTCGCTGATCGCGCGCGCAGCCGGGGCGATGCCCATCTCATGCACGTTGGCGAACCGGGGGCGGCCTGCTCTGCGCTTGCGAGTGTTGGTCTGGTGCATCAGGCAGCCTCCAAGGAAGGGGTGTGGTCGGGCAGGTGACTTGCAGCGAACTCGTGGAAGTCGCGTGCCAGGTCCATGCAGTCGTCGTGCAGGCCGGGGTATCGGTACTGCTCGAGGACGTGCGGCGGCTTGACCGTGTAGACGCGATCCTCGTCACGCATGGGCGCGATCTCGAACACGTTCCAGCGGAATACGTCAGCGCCGAAGATGTCGAGGTAGAACCGCCACTGGCAGCCTTCGAGGTAGCCATCCGGCCGGAACGTCGCCGTAGTCTTGTGGTCCTCGACGCGCTTGCCATGCAGGCCGTCCACCTGGCCGGTGACCACCAGTGCGCCGTATCGGCCATAGGCGCGCAGTTCGCGGATGTCAGGCAGTGCGATCGCGGAGTCCGGCAGCACGAACGTGTAGCCGTTGGCCGACAGATCGTCGTACTCGCCCGGCGTCGCGTCCTCCAGCGCCTTGTGAAACGCAGTGCCTGCGAGCATCGCCTCCGTCGGCTGGAAGTCGGTCAGACGCGCGACCAGATCGGCCGCGTCCTGTTCCTCGTCCAGCCGCCAGCGCCGGAACGTCTCTATCGATGAGACGCGCGCGAGCATTACGCAGCCGCCTTCGCTGCGCCGTACTCGCCGGCATTCTTGTCGAAGGCGAGGCCGATGTCGGTGGCGCGAGCGTGCAGCAGGGCCTTGCCGCTGTTGCCGGCATCCTTCGCCGCATCCAGCAGCGCATTGATCCCCTCGGCATCCTCGGCATCCGCCAGCGACAGGCGCAGCTTGTCCAGCTTCACCTGAGCTTCGCTCTGCTCGGCGGTCAGCGTGTTGAGCTTGTCCTTGATGGACTGGATGACGCCGGCAAGGAAGTCGGGCTCACGGTCCGGGTGCGGGATGTCGAGCACGTCGAGCTGGCCGGGGTTCTTGCCGAACGAGCCTTCGCGCGGGCTGAAGTCGAGTTGCCGCGCACCGCCCTTGACGAACACGCGGCCCATCGCGTCAGCGGCTTTGTAGATCTCGCCCTTGCTGCCGCCCTGCACATCCAGGCGTTCGAGAATGTCGTCACCGTTGCGCTGTTCGTCCATGTGGGCGATCAGAACTACGTCCTTGCCGAAGCCGTTGAGCAGCTTCAGGAACGCGACGAACTCGGACTTGAGCGTGCCGTAGCCCTGCAGGGTCAGCGCGCCGCCGCGGCCCGCCTTGGGGTTGCGGCGGATGATGTCGGACGACAGGGAATCGAGCGCGCGGCCCGCGGTGTCCAGCACGATCGTGTCGAAGTCGGCCACGTCCTGCTCGGAAATGGTGGCGACATCGCCCCACTGGCGCACCTGCACGGTGTCCTTGCGGCCCGTGGCGCGGTGCGCACCGTTGTCGAAGTCCAGCAGTAGAGGGCGCGACGCGGTGAACGCCAGCGAGGTCTTGCCTGCGCCAGGCTGTCCGTAGATGCAGACGTTGATGCGCTCGACAACGATGGGATCGGATGCGCGGGTGATCTTCAGTGCCATTTCGTTTCTCCGGTCAATTCGGATTGGTGGAATAGGTGGCGCCGGCGATCCCGGCGCATTGGGTTGGGTGGGGCGTCCAGCGGTCGTCTTTCCTAGGGCCGCTGGAACGATTGACCCGGCGCCGGGTCGCTCTCGCCCCGTAGTTAGTCAGTAGCTACCGATCAGCGGCAGCGCGAGTGCGGCGAGGGCTGCGGCGGTCAGTCCGATGCGAATCCAGACAGCCCGGCGACGGCGCGTGCGGTACGGCAAGGGGCGCGGCGTCTCTGCGCTGGCCTGCTCGATGTGGGCGTGCATCAGGGTGGAGACGGTGGTGCGGGTGAAGTTCATGCGAGCGTTCCTTCTCTGACGTGCTTGTGGCACTCAGGCTTCGTCGTCCAGTCCAGTTCTTCGACGTGGCGCATTTCGCGTTTCAGCTTTTGCTGACGGCGTGCGAACTCGGCGATCTCCTTGGGCGTGGTTTCCTCGTCGTCCACAAGCGCGCCACGCACACAGCCGCAGGCTGCAATCCCGACGTAGAAGCCGCTCATGCAATCGCTCCCATGTAGATGCCGACCACCGCGAGGCCGACGAAAATCAGATCCGCGCGCCGTTCGGTGAGCCATGCCGGCTTCGGCAACGGCTCGAATTCCACGCCGGCTGTGTGCTCATGCCCCGGCAAAGGCGCGCGCTCGGTCTGCGTCGGCGCACCGGTCCACGCGCCGATGTCGATGCCTTCGTTGCCGCGGTGGATGCCCGTCGAGTCGACCGCGGTCAGGCCGTTAGCGTCCATCGTTCGCCCCCTGGTATTCCGCCTGCATGTCGCGAGGGGGTGGGGACGAATCGCCGGTGACGCGGGCGAGGGCGGATTCAAGGTCGCGTCGAGCGTCGTGAACTCGGGGCTGAAGTCGATCAATGCTCTCCGCGTTGATCCCGTGGAATTCTCGATTCGCTAGAGCAGACTCTGCCTCCGCGTATGCCTGCGCAGCTTCGATCAGCTCGGCCACGGCGGCGCGAGCTTCTCGTAACTCCCCAAACGCATTGCCTATTGGCGTCCCGTCACTTGGTTTAGTTTCAGTCTTGCAACTGATGTAGGCGCAATCTGTCCCTTCATTTCGGATAAATCCGTCTGCCAGCGTGTCCATCACCGCCAGCACATCGACGCCCTTCATGCCGCCCACCTGCTGCGCGCCATGTCCTGCGCCTCGGCTGCCTCGCTTTCTTCCTGCGCCACGCGGAACGCTGCGTCGGTCGAGGCGTCGCGGGACAGGTACTCGCGGACCTGCTGATCCAGCCGGTGCCAGAACTGCAGCTCATCCTCCCGGCCGCCCATCAGCGCAGCGGCGAGATTGGCCGCGAAGTGCGTGTTGCCTTCGCTGTTGTGGTCCGACGTGCCGGCCAGCTCGTCCAGCGCCTCCGCAACGTGGCGGGGCGACTCCATGCGCTCGTTGACCAGCTGCTCTGTGATTGCGGCAACGCGGTCGTTAGCCTCCGCCTCCGACTGCCCGTCGATCCGCAACTGGTGCGCGCGGTTGTAGGCGGTCATGCCGACACCTGCTCGGCGAAATGGATGTGCGCCAGCGGATTCCTGGACTGCACCAGGTGCCGGGCTGCGTCTGAGGACGCGGCGCGCACGATCACTTCCTTATCGACCAGCTTCCCGCGAACCGTGGCGATGTACTGGACGGCGAACTGCTGCAAGGCGCTCATGCCGCACCGTCCTTCGCCAGCTCGGCGAGGAGGGCGTCGGCCCACTTGACTGCGACACCCGCGTAGACCGAAGCCTCACCGGTGCAGCTCGGGTCAGAGGCAAAGCCCTGCATCGCCATCGCCGCGATCAGCTCGCGCTTGGTCAGGCCGGCGTTATCGCAGTAGTGCGAGCCGTCATCGTTGTGCTCGGTGAACGGATGCGCCGGCTCATTCCCGAGGGCGCGTCCGAAGTCGAATCCTGCTGCCTGCTGCATCTCGTCTCTCCCGGTGCCGGGTCGTCCGGCTTGGGATAAGCATCACATACCGTGATTCGAGTGTCAACACATTTCGTGATGTTTTTTAGCAGACATGAAAAACCCCGCCGGAGCGGGGTTGTAGTTGGCTATTTCTGCGATGGCGGGACTAGGCAGCGCCGCCACTTGCCGCGAGGGCTCGCCACACGCCGAGCGCGACGCTGCCCACCGCTAGGATCGTGCCCAGCGTCCACGCGATGACCTTGTAGCCGATTCCGTAGATCGTGACCTTGTTCTGTTCGCTTGCTAGCTTGATTTCAGTGAGAGCGGACCGCGCATCGGCATAAAACTCGGAAGCTCGAGCTTGGGCTATCTTGGCGTCAGCCTCGGACTGTGCTCGCATTGCGGCGAAGTCCGCCCGCATAGCGGACAGCTCGCCGCGGATACCTTCGGCCACCGTTGCGACTCGAGCCTCAGAGGCCTCAAGCCGGGCATTCATCTCGTTGCGGGTGACTTCGCTCATATCGGCATCATGGGCTTGGGGCTGCTCAGGTTCAAGGTGGCGACCGACCTCGTTCAGCCGCTCCAAAGATCTCCTCACAGGATCGAACGGCACGACAGTTGTCATTCGCCCCCCTTGAGGGATTTACCAATTTCGGCCATTTGCGCCACATCGTCCAAGGCCTTTAAGACGGGCGCTATCCACTCGTTTTTCGAATCACTCGACTGAATTAGCGCCTTCGTCCTGGCTAGCTCTGCAATCAGTCCGTCTTTGTCTGAGGCAACCTTTGCCAAACTATAGACGGCCAACTCGAGCGCAATAATCCGCCGCACGTAATCGGCGTTGATGCCGTTGATCCTTTGTATCTGCTCGACCAGCCAGATGTGGTTGTCCGAGTCCATCAGTCCTCCCACCCTGCAATCCAGCGCACGCGCCCGATCACCTCGAAGTCCTTGGTTTCATCGATCGGCACCGGCTTGCGCCACTTCGGATCGGTCGTGTTGTCGCTGGACAGGAACCACGCCCGGCCCAGCTTCAACAGCCGCTTGGCGGTGACGTGCCCGTCGTACCGGACCATGAACAGCTTGCCGTCCTGTAGCCGGGTGTCAGACGTATCGAACAGGATCGCGTCGCCGTTCTTGATTGTCGGCTCCATCGAATCGCCGTCGCCGTAGTAGACGGCCAGGCGATCGGCCCTCAGGCCCTTCCGTCGCAGACTCGATGTCTTGAACTTGAGGGCGTGGGTCTCGGCGTAGTCCTCCGGGAGGCTTCCGTCACCTAGCGCCGCCGCTTGGGCATAACCGATAACGTCTGCCCACCCCGCCGACTCTGGGCCGCCCGGTGACTCTCCGAGCAAGTCCGCCACTGAGACCCCAAGCGCGGCAGCCATCCGCATCGCTTCGTCCGGCTTCGGCTGGCGGGCTTTGGGCGAAGAGGATTCGTAGTTGGCGATCCGGCTTTGCCCGGACCAACCGCACGCGTGCGCTAGCTGCTCTTGGGTCAGGCCGGCGGCTTTGCGTAGGGACTTGAGTCGGGCTGCGAAGGTCATCCCACATTTCGTCACGCCGCGTGATGTTCGTCTAACACGATTCGTGTTGACAGCAGGATCACAAAGCGTGATGATTGGCCCATGGACGCACTCACTAAAGCAATCGACAAGGCTGGCGGGGTGGGGAAGCTCGCCACCGCCATTGGTACTCGCCAGAACGTGGTCAGCAACTGGCGGTCTCGCGAATCCGTGCCGGAGGAGTGGTGCGCTCGCATCGAGCGTCATACCGGCGTGCGCTGCGAGGAGCTGCGTCCCGATGTGACTTGGACTCGCGGGATCGATGGGCTTGTGACCGGCTATCACGTCCCGGTCTGCTCCGGATCGGCAGCCGCCTGACATGTCAGCCACCCGCCTTAACCCGGCTGATCGCACGCCAGTGGTAGCGGCCATCCGCCCACTGCACCGCGAACGCTTGGGCGCCAAGGCGGACCAGCAGTACGACTCGATCGCTCTCAACTTCTCGCAGTAATTCCATGGGGGTCGCTCTTCGGAGTGGCCCTTTATTCGGCACTAACGAGCTTGTCCGACGCATTCCGACGCTCTCGGACACCCAAGGAAACGGCGCTATGCCCGATCAGATCCCACTTTTCGTAGACAACTACTACGACGCCATCCGAGCCGCTATTGAAGGCCTGGGCGGCTTCAAGCGCGTCGGCTCGGACATCAAGCCCGACCTGTCCGTCGAGGCCGCGGGCCGGTGGCTGGCGGACTGCTGCAACCCGGACAAGCGCGAGAAATTGTCGCTCACCGAGCTTGCCTACATCCGCAAAGCATCGCGCAAGGCTGGCATCCATGTGCTGGCGGCGTTCGAGATGCAGGCGGCCGGGTACGCAGAACCCCAGCCGATGAATCTCGAAGACGAGTCCGCGCAGTTGAAGCGTGACTTCATCCGCTCGGTCGAGGCCCTGAACGCCCTTCAGGCCCGCATGGCCCGCCTCGGAGAAGTCGCATGACCCCGAACGAAGTCCGCGCCCTGTTGGGCCACATGCGCGACCTGGCGCTGTGCTCTGCGCCGCTGTCTGAGATTGAGCGCCGCCAGTACCGCCAGCAGCTGGCTGACGTGCGCGCGGCTGACGAGAAGAAGCGCGTGCCTGTCCCGCAGCTCGACCTGAAGGCGGCCGCGTAATGGCCGCTCGCAAGGCAATCAGCAAGAAAGCCCGCTTCGAGATCTTCAAGCGGGACGGATTCACCTGCCAGTACTGCGGCGCGCACCCCCCCAAGGCGATCCTGCACGTCGACCACATCGTTCCCGTGGCGGAAGGCGGCGGCAACGAGGACACCAACCTCGTCACGTCGTGCGACCACTGCAACCTCGGCAAGGGGGCTGTCTCGCTCGCGGCTGTACCTCAGTCCCTTTCGGACCGTGCCGCGCAGGTGCAGGAGCGGGAGGCGCAGCTCAAGGGTTACAGCCAAGCGATGGCAGCTGTTCGCGATCGCATCGAGCGTGATTCGTGGGAGGTGGCAGAAATCTTCACCGACCACTTCCGGAAGGACGGCATTCGCCGCGACTGGCTGGCCAGCATCACCAACTTCATCGAGAAGATTGGCGATCACGAGTGCATCCGTGCCATGGAGCGCGCCGTGGCCAAGCGCCCGTATAGCGAGGATCAGGCATTCCGCTACTTCTGCGGAATCTGCTGGAACATTGTGCGGGAGGGCGAGTAATGGACGCTCGCATCTCCACCGGCCTGCCTGGCCACCCCAAGACCAAGAAGCTCGCGCGCCGCCTTGGCGCAGAAGGCCCGCTGGGCTGCATCTACCTGTTCCTGTGGACCGCGGCGAACCGCAGCAACGGTGACCTGTCTGGCATGACCGACGAGGACATCGAGCTGGCGATCGACTGGGCCGGCGACGAAGGCGCTTTCGTGGCTGCCATGGCCGAAGTCGGGTTCCTCGAAGGCGAGCCAGACGCACGCCGGATCCACGATTGGGCAGAGCACAACCCATGGGCAGCGGGTGCGGAAGCGCGCTCTGAGAAGTCCCGCTGGGCTGCGCTATGCAAGCAGCACGGGCGCAAGGAAGCCGCCAAGTTGATGCCCGAATATGCGGCCCGCATCGCTGAAGCAAGCGAATCTGATGCGGGTAGCAAGCCGGACGCACTGCCAAAGAGTGCCACTGGCACTCCACTGGCAGAAACGGGCACTGCCCCGTCTCCTTGCCTTTCCGTCTCCTTACCGTCTCCGTCTCCGTCTCCAAATCAAGAGCAGGTAGAGCCGCCCGCTGACGCGGACGTCACCCCTGCTGACCCCAAGCCGAAGAAGCCGAAGCGGGCCGAGATCACGCTGACCGCGTTTGCCGAGCAGTGCCGGGAAGCCGGCGAGGCCGTGATCCCCGAGGACGACGCCGTGTTCGCCTACGCCGAGAAGGTCGGGCTCCCGGCCGAGTACGTCGGCCTTGCCTGGACGTGGTTCAAGGCGAAGTACACCGACGGCGCCGGCAAGGCGAAGCGGTACGCCAACTGGCGGCAGACGTTCCAGAACGCCGTTCGGGACTGCTGGCCGAAGTTCTGGGCGATCGGGCAGGGCGGTGAGTTCTACCTGACCACGGCCGGCAAGCAGGCCCAGCTGGAGGCTCAGTCGTGAGCGCCGTGCCGGACTGGCACCGCGAGGACCGCGTGGAATCGCTGCGGGTTCCGCCCCACGCCATCGACGCCGAGCAGAACGTGTTGGGCGCGCTGATGCTGGCGAACGACCAGCTGGCGAAGGTGTCCGACTGGCTGACGCCGGAGGACTTCTACCGCCGGGAACACCAGGAGATCTACCGGGGCATCCTCGCGCTGAAGTCGGCCGACCCGATCACCCTGGGCGACTGGTTCGAGGCGCAGGGCATGGCCGAGCTGGTGCAGAACGGCGCCTACCTGGGCGAGATCGCGAGCCGGACGGCGAGTACGGCGAACCTGCTTGCCTATGCCGAGATCGTGAAGCAGAAGTCGCAGCTGCGGCAGACGATCGCGATCGGGACCGAGCTTGCGAACGCGGGGTTCCAGCCGGAGGGACGGGATGCGGGCGAGATCGCCGCGGACGCCACGCGCAAGCTGCAGGACATCCGTGGCACCAGCCGCGGTGGTGGCCTGGCGCTGGCGTCGGCTGGCCTGAACGACTGGTACGAGGACCTGATCCGCCGCTACGAGCAGGACGGCAGCGTCACCGGAATCCCGTACCCGTGGGCGGAGGTCAACCGGGTCACGCACGGTTTGCAGCCGGGCGAGCTGACGATCATTGCCGCGCGCCCGAGCATGGGCAAGTCGATCATGGGCCTGAATCTGGCGCTGATGACGGCGTTGCGCGGTGACAACACGGCCCTGTTTTCCCTCGAAATGACGACGCGGCAGGTCAACCGCCGCAACATCGCCTCGCTCGAGAACGTGCCCTACGGCTGGTTGCTGGCGCCCAACAAGGGGCCGAACGATACCGACTGGACGCCGCACGTCAGCAACGCGATCCGCCAGCTGAAGGACGCCTCCCTGCTGATCGATGAGAGCGCCGGCCTGACGATCGACAAGATCGTGGCCCGCGCCCGCCGGGCTCACATGCAGCGGCAGATCAAGCTGCTCGTGCTCGATCACATGCACGAGGTGGCTTTGCCCGGCAAGCGCGACACCCGGTTCGAGGTGGGTGCGATCGCAGACGCCGGGAAGATGCTCGCCAAGGAATTCGACTGCCCGGCCGTGTGGCTGGCGCAGCTCAACCGCGGGCTGGAAAACCGGTCCGACAAGCGCCCGACGATGGCCGACCTGCGCGAGTCGGGCGAGATCGAGCAGAAGGCCGACGTGATCTGGTTCCTCTACCGCGAGGACTACTACCAGCGCACGAACACAGCCTGGACGCCGCGCCACGACGTGGAGCTGATCTTGGGCAAGGGCCGTGATCTGGAAGTTGGCGCACCGATCGTCCTGCGCGAGGACTACCAACACATGAAGTTGACCGACTGGGACGAGGACAAGCACGGCCCGGTCCCGAAGCGGCACGAAGCGCCTTCGGGCGGGAAGAAAGGAGGTCTGTCGTGAGCGAGACCATCATCAATTCCGAGCCCGCGCTGCAGTCGGCCATCGGCGAGCTGCGCGAGGCGTTCGCCAAGAACCGCTACGTCCGCATGATCCTGCGCGCCCGCAAGCGCAGCCTCGATCAGAACGCGCTGGCCGCTGTCTGGTACGAGCAGATGGCCCGCGAGGACCGGCAGGACGATGCGCTGGGCCACAAGTGCTACTGCAAGTTGCACCACGGCGTGCCGATCCTGCGCGCCGAGGACGCGGAGTTCCGGGCGTTCTACGACACCGCGCTCAAGGGGCTGACCTACGAGCAGAAGCGCGAGGCGATGAAGTTCGTCCCGGTCACTTCGCGGATGGATGTCACGCAGCTCAGCAAGTACCTGGAGGCCGTCCACGACGACTACGGGCGCCGGGGCGTGCGTCTTGAGTTCCCGGCTAAGGGGGCGCAGTGGGCGCCGGCTGAGAGGGCGGCATGAATCGCCCCGCTGGCTGGTGGTGGACGGATGCGCAGATCGCCGAGCTCGACCGGCGCTATCCGACTGAGCGCACCGAAGACATCGCCAACGACATCGGCCGGTCGCTGCGCAGCACCTATCAGATGGCGATCAAGCGCGGCCTGAAGAAGTCGCCGGACTACCTCGCGACCGAGGAATCGGGGCGTTGCCAGAAGGGTCAGCGAATCGCCCCCGGCAGCGAGTTCAAGCCCGGACAGGCCGCGTGGAACAAGGGGCGCAAGTTCAACCCCGGAGGCAGAAGCGCTGAGACGCGATTCAAGGCCGGCCGCCCCGCATGTGAGGCGCACAACTACCTGCCCATCGGCACCGAGCGGGTCAACCGTGACGGCTACACCGAGCGGAAGGTCACCGACGACCCGGGAATGTCCCCGGCTCGCCGTTGGGTGGCTGTGCACCGCTTGGTTTGGGAGGCGGCGAACGGTCCGGTGCCGGCCGGTCACATCGTCGTGTTCAAGCGCGGGCACGCCACGACCGACAGCGCATTGATCACTGCGGACCACCTCGATTGCATCACGCGCGTCGAGAACATGCGGCGTAACAGCTACCACAACAACTACCCCAAGGAAGTCGCCCAGCTCATCCAGCTGCGCGGCGCACTCAATCGCAAGATCAAGAACAGGGCCGTGTGCCATGAAGAACAGAGTCAGTGACGTCCGCAATCACCTCGTCGCCGTCATGGAGGCGTTGAACGACGAGTCGAGCACGCCAGAGCAGCAGGCCGCTGCGCTCGAGCGCGCCAAGGCGATGAGCAGCCTCGCGCAGCAGTACGTCGGCGCGGTCCGGGTCGAGCTCGATGCGGTGCGCCTGTTCGATGAGACGAGGCTGATCCCGTCCTCGGTAGAGATGCCGCAGCGCGAGGGCGCCCAGGTTCTGGCGTTTGAGAATCGGAAGCAGGCATGAGCTCGCGCACCTGCGCCATCACCACTGCACGCGCCTGCCTTGCTGAGTCACGGCGACGCGGCGCAACGGCCTTCGGCTGGCAGCTGCTGGCATGGGCGCGCAACGCCCGGCTTCGTGCCGCGGCGTCGAGTGAGCCGGCTCAGCGGGAGATGTTCTCGTGAGCTTCGGAGGCAAATCCCGCACGAAGGCCGAGCAAGCCCGGTTCGACGCGATCAAGGCCGGACCTTGCCTCGCCTGCATGCAGCGCGGCATCGACCTTTCTGGCCAGGGGTTGGTCGAGGTGCATCACCTTCTGAGCGGGGGCCGGCGCATTGGCCACATGGCCACGATCGGCCTGTGCTCGTGGTCGCACCGGGGCGTGGTGTTCGAGTTCCACAGCCACGCAGAGATGCGTGAGACCTACGGCCCGTCGCTGGCCGAGGGGTCGCGCCCATTCCACCGGGAGTTCGGATCGGATTCCGAGCTTCTCGACATCCAGAACGCCCTGCTGGGCATCGAGACACAAGGAGCTGCGGCATGAGCAACAACACGACGGCGGACACGACCGCCGGGGATGCGGGTGGGACGGTAGCCGGACCTTTCTGGGGATACGAATTCGTCCGGAATGATGGCGTTGTGCTTATCGAGCGCCGAGAGGCGGAAGGGCGAATCGACACCCTGCGCGCCAAGCTCGAGGCGGCGGAGGCCGAGGTGGCAAGCATCAAACGGCTTGTTGCGATCGTGGGAGACACTGAAAGTCGCTGTGTAGGCGCTGCCGCCATGTATCTCGCGGCACGCGCGAGCGAATGCAACGCTGGCGAGATCCGGACGACGATGCAGGGCCTAACCAGTGCAGGCAAGCCAATCGGTGATTGGGAAGTAATCGTGCAGCGCGCCGCCCGCACCAAGGAGGCCGCGCCATGAGCCGCAGCAGGAGGAGGGAACTGATTGACCGGGCATCGAAGGCAAGGGACGGGTCAGTTGAATTTGCTGTCTACGTGCTGGCAACAGGCCGCGTTGTTTTCCACCGAATGCAGAGATGGATTGCAAACAAGGCGCCAGACGACGAGTACCTGATCGGCGTCTATCGCTCGCGGACCGTGATGGTCAGCGAGGTGGTGGAGGATATCGAGGCCGAGCTAGTGGCGAAGGGGTTCCCTGCGTGAGGGGCTGCCTGATTGGGATCGACCCAGGCTGCAGCGGGGCCATCGTCGTCCTGCAGTCGGCCAAGATCCCCGAGCCTGTCGAATGGCTGAGGATGCCGACGCTCAAGGAGGGCAAGGCCAGTCGCGTCGACTGCGCGACTCTCAGCAAGTTTCTGGAGGACTACGACGCCGGTCACGCGTTCGTCGAGGCGGTCCACGCCATGCCCGGCAACGGCGCAACGTCGATGTTCGCTTTCGGTCACGCGGCCGGCTCGGTGATGGGCGTCCTCGCCGCGATGCACATCCCGGTGACGCTGGTCACTCCGCAGGCGTGGAAGAAGTCGGCCGGCCTGATCGGATCGGACAAGGACGCCGCGCGCAGCCACGCAATACGGCGCTGGCCACGCTGGGGCGACCTGTCGGCCAAGGCGGCAGGGCAGGCATACGCGGACGCCGCGCTCATCGCGCTTCATGGGGCGGAACGATGATCGTGCACCACGAAGACGCCCCGAACCCGCCGCCGTGTTGGAACCACGAGCCCGGCCCGGCCAGCTACACCCGCTTCGGGACCGATGGCGAAACGGGGAATCCCATATCGGTGGAGATCCCCATGAACTGGGCAAAGCCGGGCTGCCACCAGTGGGCGCCTGGGATCGGGCATCCGACGCCGGAATACCCGTCTGGCACCCCCTATCCAGTGGCCCACGGCTGGGTTCCGCACTGCCGCCTGTGCCGGCATCTGCCTGCGGAGGTGGTGCTGTGAGCGCCAAGGCATGCAATTGCGGTGATCCGAAGGGGCATGCACGGGCTGTGGAGTCCGCTATCTTCATGTGTGTGGTGAACGCCGCAACTGACCCGGACAGGCAGGAACACTGGTGGGCGCACGCCGACAAACTCGAATCGAAGTTCAAGACGACGCATGGCCGGCACTACAGCGAACTCCTCGGAAACGAGGGCGGCATCCCGTGACCCGCCGCCGCACGCCATCCGCGCCCGCCGACCCGTTCGCCGACTACCTGCGGAAGAACGGCACCTGCGCCATCTGCCGAGAGCGCGACACCAATCGCCACCACGGGGCCGCGTTCTGCGCCGGCAACTGGCGCCGACAGCACCCCACATGCACGCACGACGGGCGAAAGCCGCGATTCCACATCGACACCGACGCAATTCGATTGATCACCGGGGGACCCCATGCAAACTGACACCTTCGGCGTCTACGTCCGCAACGAGCTAGACCACTGGGGGCATGAGTTCGCCCTGTGCCGGGACTTCGAGTACCTGGGCCATGCCAGCAAGAACATGCTCCAAGTCCTGATCGACCACCGGGGCGAGATGCCGCCGCCCAACGTGGGGTACAAGCCACTCGAGACAGATATCCGGGCTCAGCTGATCGAGGACATCGTGGCCGACATCGCACGGGAGCAGGTGATGATCGCCTGTGTCCTCCGGGCGTACTACTGCGGTTCGGGCCGGCGGAAGGTAGAGCGGTGGGAAACGGCCAATCTGCTGATCGCCACGGCTGGCGGCAAGACGATTTCCCAGCGCAACTACCTCACGGTCCACGATTTGGGGGTGGCTCAAGTGCGCGGAGTCCTGCGTGGACTGGCGGTTGGTTCGGACAGGCAGATTGCCGCTTGACAGGTGCGCACCTAAAAGGGTAACTTTCCGGCACGCTAAGACTATTGTCTTCGAAAGCCCCGCCAAGTGCGGGGCTTTTTGTTACATGGCCCAGTGCGCCGGATGAACCCGTAGCCGCCATCAGGCGGACGACCCGAAAGGGAGAACACGGGCCGGGATGGGCCACCCTTCTACGCCCGCCTACCCAAGCCAGACACACACCGCCAGTAGAACTGGACGCGGTGCGGGCACCATTTGAGCCATCCCATGATCCGAGCCGACGCCATCGAGAAGATTGCGCCGGCCGCGAAGCCGTACGCCGTCGAGCTGGTCAAGCAGATGGCCGAGGCCGGGATCATGGGAACCCAGAAGCGCGCGGCCATGTTTCTGGGGCAGGTACACGTCGAGTCGCGCGGCTTCCGGTCTGTGGTCGAGTCGCTGAACTACTCGGCCGAAGCCCTGGTGGCGTCGTTCGGCCGGCATCGGATCAGCTTGGCGGACGCACGCAAGTTCGGCCGAACGGCAGGGCAAGCCGCGCACGAGAACGCGCTGGCGAACATCCTCTACGGCGGCGAGTGGGGCGCCAAGAACCTCGGCAACACGCAGGCTGGCGACGGCTGGAAGTTCCGGGGCCGCGGCCTGAAGCAGCTAACGGGACGCGACAACTACCGCCGCTTCAGCCGGGCGTGGTTGGGTGATGAGTCGATCCTGGAAAGGCCAGAGCGAGTCGCCGAGCCTGACGGCGCTGTCGCATCTGCCATCTGGTTCTGGGCCGCCAACGGCCTGAACGAGATAGCCGACCGCGGCACCGTCGAGGACGTGACCCTCAAGGTAAACGGCGGCACCAATGGCCTGGCCGACCGAAGGGTCTGGACTGAGCGTTACCGCGCTGGTTGGCGCGACCTCAACTACCTGCGGGGGACGGCGATATGAAGCTGTGCCACGAGACCTACATCACCCGCACCCAGCAGGCTATCGGCGTGTTCTGCGTCCTGATGCTGGGCGTGTCGCTGGTGATCCTGCTGTACGCGGAGATCCCAACGCAGAACCAAGGGTCGGTCGGTCTCGTCATCGGCGCGGTGATCGCGAACTCCGGGCAGGTCATCAACTGGCTATTCGGCGCGACCAAGGACAGCAAGGACAAGGACCGGGCAATGGTGCAGATGGCAGACCAGGCAGCAACCAAGACCGGTGATGGGCAGACCAGTGCCTGACTTGGACGACCAGCGCCTGCAGGAGATCGAGGGCGTAGCCCACGCAGAGGCGATGGAACTGCTGCGCGGTATCCACTCCCTGCAGCCGTACCCGAAGGTGGATGCACTGGGTGTGCGGCGCCATGGCTTCGGCCGGCAGATCGAGAAGCGCCCGATCAGTGAGTACGCCGCGAGCGTCGCACTGTCCGAGGACGTGAAAGCCACGGTGGCTGCGCTGCGGGGCAGGGTGTTCGAGCTCGTCGCAGTCCATCCAGAAGCGGCCTCCCGCCTGAAGTACCTGTATGCAATCGCCGACCTGCTCGGCCCCGAAAAGCTCAACGACTGGGCGGCCCTGTGGGATTGCCTGCGCCGGCAGGACTGGGACGGTGCTGCGGTCGAGCTGATGACGGCCCAGTGGGACCGCCTGTTTGCCTGCGACACCGTGAGCAAGCGCCACGTGATGCGGCTGGTGCATGAGGTCAGCCGCCCCGACTGGATGGTGACCCCATGATCCGCATCCTGCTGGCCGCCGTCCTACTGCTGGGCCTCGCGCTCGGCTGGTCCCTGTGGCGGGCTGAGTCCCACAAGGGCCGGGCAGACCGAGCGCAAGAGGCATCGGAGCGCACGGCCCAGACCCTGACCGACACCCAAGCCGCGCTTGAGGCAGAGCGCGCCTATTCGCTGGCGATCAGCAAGATCGCCGGACAGCACGAGAGGGACAAGTATGAGATCGAGGAACAGGCTTCTGCTGATCTTGCTGCTCTGCGCGCCGGCAATCTCCGCCTGCACGACAGGTGGCAAGCGTGCAGCGCAACCGCCGGTCTGTCCTCGGCCGTCGCCACCGCCAGCCAGTCTGATGGTGGATCCGATGACCGATATCAAAGTGCGGTCCGAGCTGTTCAGTACGCCGCCCAGTGCCGAGCCCAGGTGAAGGGGCTGCAGGCTGTGGTGCTGGCCGATAGGGGACAGACGCCGTGAAGGCCCGGTACGTCTACCGCAGCGCCGAGACAGGCCGTTTCGTGAGCGCGGCATACGCCAAGGCGAACCCGAAGACCACGATCCGGCATGAGGCCAGGCCGAAGGTGTGCAAGGAATGAGCTTTACCAACCGACTGAGCGCGTTCTTCCGTGGCCGCGTGTACTTCCGCGCCGTGTATGCGGCTGAGTCGTTCGAGCTGGTCACAGAGGCGCGTGCGCTGCTGGAAAAGGGAGAGGTTCTGGCCCGCGCGGTGTGGCAGACCGACGACACGATGACTGGATTCCTGTCCTCGGCGACGTGTGGCGCATCGGCCTGCTCGGTGACGGTGGCTGCGCAGTACGAAGGCCGGGCGCGCATCCGCGTCGACCTGACGACATCGAAGGGTCGCGTCATCTCGGCGTGGCACTACATTCGGGTGAAGCCGGCACCGTCGTTCCCCGATCAGGCTTGGGTGGCTGGTCCTCGTCGGTTGGAGGCATTGGCGTGACCGGCAGGCCCAGCGACTACACCGAAGAGCTGGCGGCGGACATCTGCGTGCGCCTGGCTGATGGCGAGAGCCTGAAGGCGATCTGCGCTGAGGATCAGATGCCGCACAGGGCAACTGTATTCAGGTGGCTGGCAGCGCACGAGAGTTTCCGCGACATGTACGCGCGCGCACGTGAGGAGCAGGCCGACACACTGGCGGACGAGCTGGTGGCGATCGCAGACGAAGCGAGCGTGTCGGTCAAGCATGAGGGTGAGGAAGTCCGTCTGGCGCTGGATGCAACCGGAGTGGCCCACAACAGGCTTCGCGTCGACACCAGGAAGTGGGTTGCGGCCAAGCTGAAGCCACGCAAGTACGGAGAGAAGGTCCAGAACGAGAACACGAACGTGAACGTCGAGATGACGCATGAGCAGTGGCTTGCCAGCCTCGATTGAAGCGCGGGCTCGGCTTCGCGACGACCTGGAGTTCTATGCCCGCAACTGCATGTTCATCCGCGCCAAGAGCGGGAAGGTGCAAGCGTTTCGGTTCAACAAAGCCCAGCAGTACATCCATGAGCGCCTGGAAGCGCAACGAGCCGCAACTGGGCGTGTCAGGGCGCTGATCCTCAAGGGCCGGCAGCAGGGCTGCTCAACCTATGTCGGCGCGCGGTACTACCAGCGCACGACGTGGGCCAAGGGAATCCGAACCTTCATCCTGACCCACGAGGACCAGGCGACACAGAACCTGTTCGAGATGGTCAACAGGTATCACGAGCATTGCCCGATGTTCGTTCGGCCGTCGACCGGCGCGGCGAACGCGAAGGAACTGTTCTTCGACAAGCTGGACAGCGGGTACAAGGTCGGCACGGCAGGCACCAAGGGCGTCGGTCGGTCGAGCACGATCCAGCTGTTCCACGGCTCCGAGGTGGCGTTCTGGCCGCATGCCGAGACGCACGCGGCCGGCGTTCTGCAGGCGGTTCCTGACGAGGATGGGACTGAGGTCATTCTGGAGTCGACGGCGAATGGGGTCGGCAACCTGTTCCACCAGAAGTGGACCGATGCGGAACGCGGCGTCGGCGACTTCATCGCGGTCTTTGTGCCCTGGTTCTGGCAGGAGGAGTACCAAAAGAGCGTGCCGGAAGGCTTCGAGATGTCGGAGGAGGATCGGCAATACGCCGAGACCTACGGCCTGACGCTCGAGCAGATGGCATGGCGGCGCAACAAGATCGCCGAGTTGAAGGACGCCAACCTGTTCAAGCAGGAGTATCCGGCCACCGCGGCCGAGGCGTTCCAGATGAGCGGGCACGACAGCTTCATCAAGCCGGCACTAGTGGCTCAGGCGCGCAAGAACGACCGCGCGGAGTCAGGGCCGCTGGTGATCGGGTTCGACCCGGCGCGGTTCGGCGATGACGGCTCGGCGATGGTCCGGCGCAGAGGACGCAAGGCGTTCGGTGTCGAGCGCCGGCACAAGCTGACCACGATGCAGGGCGCGGGCTGGCTGAAGCTGGTGATCGACCAGGAGAAGCCCGCTCGGGTGTTCATCGACGTTGGCGGGCTTGGCATCGGGATCTATGACCGCCTGGTCGAGATGGGGTATGGCGACATTGTGGCGGCCATCAATTTCGGCAGCTCGCCGCTCGAGCCGCCTCAGTTCGGGCCGGACGGCAAGGAGATTGGCGGCGGCCCGGCTAACCGGCGCGCAGAAATGTGGATGAAGTCGCGCGACTGGCTGGAGCAAGAGGGCGGGGTGGATATCCCGGACCTTGACTCGCTCCAAGCCGATGCCTGCGCGCCTGGCTACAAGTACGACAGCAATTCCCGCGTCCTGCTGGAGCGGAAAGAAGACATGCGCAAGCGCGGTGTTCCCTCGCCAGACGAGTGGGACGCGCTGGCATTGACGTTCGCAGAGCCGGTCGCTGAGACACAGCCCCGCGCAATCAGCTTCCGGAGTCCGGGATGGTAGACGACATCGACACGCAGCCGAGCAAGGCCGACGACAAGGAGGAGCGCTTCACCCGCATCCGTCGTCGATATCGGATGTGCGTGGAGGCCATCGCGGACCAGCGACAGAAGTGGGTCGACGACTTCGAGTTCGCGTGGGTCGACGGCAAGCAGTGGGATACGCACTTCGGCGCAATGCGCGGCACTCGCCCGAAGTACGAGTTCAACAAGCTGCGCCAGGCCATCAAGCAGGTGGTCAACGACAATCGCCAGAACACGCCGGCGATCAAGGTGCGGGCGACTGAGGAGGGCGACAAGCCGCTTGCCGAGGTGCGGCAGGGCCTGATCCGCAACATCGAGTCGGAGAGCAAGGCGGACGAAGCCTACGACTGGGGCGGGCTGTATGCGATCACGTCGGGCTTCGGCTGCTGGCGTGTGACGACGGAATGGGCGGATGGCGATGCGTTCGACCAGGACATCCGCATCCGCCGAATTCACAACCCGTGGTCGGTCTGGTTCGACCCCGCGGCCAAGGAGTTCGACCGATCGGATGCCCGCTTCGTCTTCGTCGACGACACGATCACCCGCGAGGAGTTCAATGACCGCTGGCCCAACAAGGACTGTGTGAACTTCGAGAACACCGAAGGCTTCGGTGACTGGTTCGGCAAGGACGCAGTGCGGATTGCCGAGTACTGGGAGAAGACCGAAGTCGACCGCGAGATGGTGCAGCTGTCTGACGGTTCGGTCGTCGACGCAAAGGAGTGGACGCCGCCTGAGCTGAGCATGGATCCGATGGCGCCGCCTCCGGTGACCGAGGTCAACCGCCGCAAGGTCCGGTCGATCAAACTCACTGTGGAGATCCTGAGCGGCAAGGAGACGCTGGAGGGACCGTTCGAGTGGCTGGACAACCAGATCCCGATCGTGCCGGTGTGGGGCGACATCGTGACGGTTGAAGGCCGCGACCTGATCTCGGGCATGGTCCGCCCGGCGCGCGATGCGCAGACGCTCTACAACTTCGAGCGCAGCAACTTCGCCGAGGTGATCGCCAAGCAGCCGAGCGCGCCGTTCCTGTACACGCCGAAGCAGATCGCCGGTTATGAGAAGGAGTGGGAGGGGCTGGCCACGGACGATGCGCCAGGCTTGCCGTACAACCCGGATCCGAACGCGCCCGGCGTCATGCCCCAGCGTCAGCAGCCGCCGGTCATGTCGCCTGGTTACATGGCCGCGCTGCAGCTTTCATCGGACGACCTGAAGGCAGTCACCGGCATCTACGACGCCAGCCTCGGCGCGCGCAGCAATGAGACCAGCGGCCGCGCAATCATGGCGCGCAAGCAGGAAGGCGACGTTGCCAACTACGACTACGCCGACAATATCGCGCGTGCGATCCGCCGCACCGGCGAGCTGGTGAACCGCCTGATCCCGAAGGTCTATTCCAACGAGCGGCAGATCCGCATCCTCGGCGAAGACGGCGCCGAGAAATACGTTCAGATCAACCATCTGGAGTTGAACCCGGCCACTAATCAGTGGGAGTCGGTGTCAGGCAATTACGTCGGCGCGGACGGAAAGACCTACGAAACCTACGACATCACGCAGGGCAAGTACGACGTGACCATCTCGACTGGGCCGAGTTACACGACCCAGCGCATGGAAGCGCTCGACGCCTTCATGCAGTTGTCGCAGGGTCAGGGTCCGCTAGCCGAGTTGGCCAAGTACGGAATGCTCAAGTCGATGGACACGCCCGGCATGGACGAGACGATGGAAGCAATGCGCCGGCAGCTCGTAATAGCTGGCCTGTTGGAGCCGGGCGAGAACGACCAGCCGCCTGCGCCACCGCCGCCGAATCCCAAGGACATCGCTGGCGCCGAGAAGGACGCCGCCCAGGCTGCGAAGTACGGCGCGGAGGCGGAGAGTCAGCAGATACAGAACCAGCAGGCGGCCATGCAACTCGGCTATCAGCAAGGAATGCTCGGTGCCCCGCCAGGCTGGGGACAGCCGATGGAACAAATGCCGCCGCAAGGCGGTTTTTTTATGCCCGAAGCGGGCAACGCATAAGCCTGAGACGGCCTTGAGCCGGACGGGCGCCGATCCCGCCTTATGGGCGATTCAACAGAGTGACCATGAACACCGAACCCGCAAACGAGACCGTAGACCAGGGCGAGCAGGCGCAGCAGCCGCAGGCCCAGGAAGCGGAGCAGGCCACGTCTCAGGTAGAAACGCAGGACGCGGATACCGATGACGACGAGGACAGCGACTCCAACGGAGAAGGCACCAGCGCAGACGAAGGCCGGCGCGACAAGCCGAAGCGTCCGCGGTGGAGTGATGTCAACCGGGCGAACCGGGAGGCATTGGAAGCGCGGCAGCGTGAGGACCGTCTGCGGCAACAGCTGGAGGAATTCCAGCGCCAGCAGGCTCAGCCTCAGCAGCCGCAGAAGCCCGTCGAAAAACCGACGCTGGAGGGCTGCGAGTTCGACCAGGAGCGCTTCGTGTCCGAGCTGACCGCTTGGACGATCGAGGAATCCGCCAAGGGTCGTGAGCAGCAGGAACAGCAGCGGCAGACCGAGCAGTCGATGCGGGAGCGACAGGCCGCGTTCGTAGCCAAAGAGGCGGAGTTCGCAGCCGCCCATCCGGACTACGAAGGCGTTGCCAAGGCGCCGCACGTGCCGATTACCCCGGTCATGGCCGAAGTGTTGCTCGAGAACCCGGCCACCGCGCCGGCCATCGCGTACCACCTCGGACAGAACATCGACGAGTGCGAGCGCATCGCACAGATGAGCCCCGTTGCCGCAGCACGTGCGATCGGCGCCATCGAAGCGCGGCTCGCCACCACTTCCAAGCCCGCCCCGCCGCCCAAGCCGGTCAAGCCGGCACCCCCTGTCGTCCCGACGCTCCAAGCCGGTGGCGCTGCGCCGAAAGACTGGCAGCAGATGACCCCCGAGGAGCACCGCCAGGCGCTCAGGGACAAGCAATCCACTTCGCGCCGCTGATCGCGGCATCCAGAAATCTCTAGGAGATACCCCGCATGGCAACGTTCCTCACTGGTGACGTCATCGCCGATCGGATGCTCGCGCATCTGACCGACGAAGTGACCTTCATCCCCCGAATCAATTCGCAGTATTCGTCCGAGTTCGCAGGCAAGGGCGCCCGTGTTGGCAGCTCCGTCCGCGTCCGCAAGCCGCAGCGCGCCAAGATCCGTTACGGCCGCATCATGGACGAGACGCCGATCAACGATCAGTACATCAACGTCAACCTGGACGACCAGATCGGCGTCGACGTGGGCGCGAACTCGGCCGACCTCGCGCTGAACATCGATGATTTCGATGCGCAGTACATCAAGCCCTTCGCGCGCGATCTCGCGGTTGCGATCGACGCATGGGCGATCCGCAAGGTGCTGCCGCAGGTGCCAGAGACGGTCGGTGACCTCGGCGCCATCACGATGGACAAGGTGCTGCAGGCCGGCGAGCGTTTGGACTACAACCTCGCGCCCAAGGCCGACCGCACGCTGCTGGTCACCCCGGGCACCCAGCGTCAGGCCGTCACGGCGTTCTCGGGCCTGTTCAACAACCAGGCCACCATCGGCAAGCAGTACACCCGCGGCCGCATGGCGAACGACACGCTGGGCTTCGACTGGTACAGCTCGACCATGATGCCCACTCTGACGCGCGGCACGGCGAATGGCGGCTACCTGGTCAACGGCGCCAACCAAGGCGGCAGCTCGCTGATCGTCGACGGCGGCACCGGCACGATCAAGAAGGGCGACACCTTCACGATCGCTGGCGTGTTCGCAGTGCATCCGCAGACCAAGGAGAGCCTCGGCTACCTGCGCGAGTTCACCGTCACCACGGATTACACCCCGGGTGGCGCTGGCACCCTGCAGATCACGCCGGAGCTGATCCCGACCGGAACCGAGCAGAACGTCACCGCGGCCCCCGCTGACAATGTGGCGCTGACGGTGGAGGGCACCTCCGGCGGCATCTACGAGCAGAACCTCGCGTTCGCTCGCGATCTCGCCTACTTCGTGACGGCCGACATGCCGCTCCCGAAGAACATGGAGGCAGCGGGTCAGCGCACGCTCGACGGCATCCGCCTGCGCTACATCCAGGGCTACGACATCACCAACGATCGGTGGCAGTCGCGCTTCGACATCATCGCTGGCGCCGGGATCCTGTACCCCGAGTACGGCGTCCGTCTCCCGATCGCACGGACCTAAGGAGGTCAAACCCCATGGCACAGTTCCCCAGTGACAGCACGTTTGCGGCAGCGCCGGGCACCGAAGATGGCGCCCTGCTCGGCCGCAACACCACGTCGAAGGACGGCTTCTTCGGAGCGCCGCCCATCTCCCGTCCGACGGTCCCCGCGACCGGCGGCACCGTCCAGCAGGTGATCGACGCGCTCGCCGCGCTCGGTCTCGTGCAGAAGGTCTAAGGAGGCCGACATGACGACCGAGAAGAAGCACGCGAAGTGGCTGCACAAGGACGGCAAGCGCAGCCTGTTCCACGGCGATGATGTCGCCGACGCCCTCCAGAACGGCTGGGAGATGGTCGACGGCAACCGTGCGAACGGTGAGCCGTGGAATCCCACCGACGAGGACGAGATCGCCCAGCTCGACGGCGCAGCGGACGTGATCCGTGAGGCCAACGACTACAAGGCAGAGAAGGCGAAGAAGAAATCCGACGCGGCCGAGAAGGCGCGCGCGGAGGCCGCCAAGGCCGCACCGGAACCGGATCATGCGCCGGACCTGAAGGTCCAGGTTGTCGAGCCGAAGAAGCCGGCGAAGAAGTAATCCCCAGCAGCACCCAGGAGGCCCTTCGGGGCCTCCACCTTTTCAGGGCATTCGATATGGCAAAGGTCGGAAGGATTGTCACGCGGGCATTGCGCCTGCTGCGCGTCGTTGACGCGACGGAGACTCCGCAAGCGGAGGACATGACGACCGGCATCGAATCGCTCAACGACATGATGGCTCGCTGGGAAGCGGACGGGATCTCGCTCGGATGGAGCTCGGTGAGCGTTCCCGATGAAGAACTGCCGTCGCCGGTGGAGGCCGAGGAGGCTATCCGCTTCAACCTCGCTGTTGCCCTGCGGCCCGAGTATGGAGTGCCGATCGATCCAGACGTGTTCCAGCGCGCAGAGGACGGGCTGTCTGCCTTGCGCCGCGACACGCTGACATCGAACCCCCTGCACCTGCGGACGCGCCAGCCGCGTGCTGGCCGGTACAACATCAAGACGGACGAGTACGGCTGCTGATGGCAACTCCGGTCGACATCATCGGCGGTTTCTACACCGTCAGCGGCCGCTCGTGGGCGGCGCAGGACTGCGTGAACTATCTGCCAATGGCAGCGGAGGTGTCGGGCACGAAGACGCAGACAATGCTGCGTACACCGCCCGGCCTGCGTCCATGGGTGAAGGTGGGTGACGGCCCGGACTACGCAATCCGCGGCATGCACGATGTCGAGGGCATGCTGTTCGTGGTTTCGGGATCCAAGCTCTACCAGATCAGCAACAAGGGCGTGGCTATCCCGCTCGGCACAGTTCCGGGCGTCGGCCGCGTATCGATGGCGCACAACCAGATTGCAGGCGGCAATCAGCTGCTTGTGGTGAACGGCAACGGGGGCTATGTCTGGAACACGCTGACGCAGACGTTCCGGCGCGTGACGGACGAGGGCTATCCCGGATCGTCGGTCGCTCAGTTCATCAACTCCTACATCATGCAGCTCGAACCGTTTGGTCGGTTCCTGTTCTTTAGTGACCTGGCTGACGCGACCGAGTACAACACGCTCGATCGCTTCGAGGCGGAGGCGCAGCCAGATCCCATCGTCTCGATCCTGACGGATCAGAACGAGGTCGTCGCGTTCGGCACCCGCACGATGCAGTTCTTCGAGAACACCGGCGCGGCGCAAGGCACGTTCCAGTCCAAGGGCGTCGTGATCAGCCGCGGGTGCGCTGGGCGATTCACGCCGGTCAAGATCGACAACTCGATTGCCTGGCTGGGCGATGACGGCGTTTTCTACCGCTTGGACGGGTACTCGCCGCGCCGGATCAGCACGCACGCCATCGAAGAGGCCATCGCAGGGCTGGATTGGTCGCAGGCGTTCGGCATGGTCTGGACCGACCAGGGGCACGCCGTCGCCTACTGGACGTTCCCGGACGGCCAGACCTGGGGATATGACGTGTCGTCGGGCCTCTGGCACCGCCGCGCGAGCTATCACCCGACGCATGAAGTATCGCGTCGCTGGCGCCTCAGTTCGCTGGTCCGGAGCAATGGGAAATGGATCGGCGGCGACGCGACCAGCGGAAAGCTCTTCGTCCTCGACTGGGACTACATGCTGGAGGACGAGGATCAGCCGCTTGTTTCTGAGCGAGTGACGCAGGTCGCGTTCAATAGCGGATCCCGGTTCTCTGTCGATGCTGTTGAACTTTGGATGCGTACTGGCGGAAAGCTAACGGAGAGTTTGGAATTCCCCGCCCAGCCTGTCGGGCCCAACATCTCCGGCGAGGCGCCGTCAGGATCCGTTGGGATGGCCTATGGACCGTTCCAGTACGCCGTTATCGCTGGCGACAACCCGATCAAATCTGTGGCTGTCGTATCTGGCTCTCTGCCGCCCGGGCTGACGTTGAGTAACACGGGCGAACTTGTAGGGGTTCCTATCACGGCCGGATCATTCTCGTGGGTCGTCCGGGCAGCGGATACGGAGGGGCTTTGGAGCGAAGTCCAAAACTCCATGGAGATCTCTGTTTCCTGGCTGCTCACATTCGACGCCAGCATTGTTGGGGCCCGTCCTTACGAGGATAAGTTGTGGATATCGGCGAACCCTCGGGATTTCGCATCCGCCTCTGTGCACACGCGGATTCCCAATATCGATCTCAACCTGGGATCGAACGGCGGCGGGTACACGCAGCTCGCGAACGACGTTGTAGCGGGCGTCGCGTTCGATGGTCAGCTTGAGAGGTTCACAGCCCCCGATATTGTCGGAAGCATCGTCAACACCACGATATCCAGCATTGCGGCGTCGACGTTCGTGAGGCTGAAAAGGTTCGGTGAGGTGTGCGCCGCCATGACCTCAAGCGAGAATGCTTACTACACCTCGACCGATGCGGGGCTGACGTGGACGAGAGTTGTGCTTCCGGGGCCCACAACCACCAGGTTCAGCGATGTGTCAAGGCTGAATAGCGGTCGATGGGTCGCAGACAGCAATGCCGCCAATGGCTTCTATTATTCGGATGATGAAGTCCCGGTCAATTGGCTTCAAGCAGCCGGGCCGGTGACTTCCAATTCCCTCGGGCACATCGCGACGAATGGGAAGGTAGCCGTCAAGATCGGATCTCTTGGAAGAGTGTTCAGGACAATCGACGGAATAACGTGGCAGGAAATGCCCGTCCGTGTCAGCGCTACCATGAGAAGTGGCGCCGCGAGTGGCGACACGTTCGTGTTCTGCGCCAACAGCGGCACCCAGGCATGCCGGAGCACGGATGGAGGAATAACGTTTTTTGACTTCAACCTCCCGTTCAACGTAAAGCGTGTCGACGTTGTGGGAGATATGTGGGTTTTCGCAACTACAGGCGGCGGGATCTACTACAGCGACGATGACGCGCTGACATTGCACCCTGCAGCGATGCCGATCCCATATACCGCCGGGGATATTTTCTACGCATGCCCGATCCTGGAATGGGCCAACTCATGACTCCAACGGTCCAGTTGTGTTACTCAAAAGACGGCGGCCACACCTGGTCGAACTGGCGCGAGCGCTCGCTTGGAGCCGTGGGCCGCTTCGATCGCCGCGTGCGTCTGCTGCGTCTCGGCATGGGCCGCAGCATCGTGCTGAAGATCCGAGTTTCTGACCCGGTGAGCCGCGACATCCTGGGCGCTTCGGCGCAGATCACGGCCGAACGATGATCAAACTCAACGTCATGCAGGCCGGTCCAGTACCGGAGGGCAATGCCTGCGCGCGCACTTTGTCAGTGACTGGTTCGCTGCACAGACCGGCACCAACGCCAGGCGAGCTAAAGGCGCTCGAGCGCGCGATTGTGCAGCTGCCGCCTGCCGATACCAGTGAGACGCACCACTTCGCTGACGGCATCTACGGTCGCGAAATGTTCATCCCAGCCGGCACGGTGCTGACGGGCAAGATCCACCGATTCTCGACGCTAAACGTCCTCATCGAGGGCGAGATCACGGTGACCACGCCTGAAGGCATGCGCCGGCTGAAAGCGCCGGCCGTGTTTGTTTCTCCGGCGGGCGGCAAGAAAGCAGGATTCGCCCACACCGACGTGCGATGGCTCAACGTCCACCCGACCGAAGAGACAGACCTCGCAGCCATCGAATCGCAATTCATCGAGCCGGAAGACCTGCCGGCACGCATCACACAGGAGGTCGCATGTCTTGGGCAGCAGTAGCGGGGGCGGCCGTATCGGTCGTCGGTGGCGTCATCTCGAGCAACAAAGCCAAGAAGGGCGCGGACGCGCAGGCAGCCGCCGCTGACGCAGCGGCGCGCGAGTCGGGGCGTCAGTACGACCAGACCAGGCAGGACATGCTGCCGTGGATGGGCGCCGGTACGAACGCGCTGGCGCAGATGCAGCAGCTCAACGCTGGCGACTTCAGCAGCTTCCAGCAGTCGCCAGACTACAAGTTCGCGTTCGACCAGGGTCTGCAAGCAACAGACCGAAGCGCAGCAGCCCGTGGAGGACTGTTCTCGGGCGGCCACTCAGCTGACTTGCAAGCATTCGGCCAGGGCCTCGCGTCACAGCAGTACGGCAACTACTACAACCGCCTGGCGAGCCTTGCGGGAGTCGGTCAGCAGACAGCGGGCCAGATCGGGCAGTTCGGAGCACAGAACGCAATGAACCAGGGCCAATACGCCATGACGGCGGGCAACGCACGCGCGTCCGCCTACGGGCAGCAGGGCAATGCCTGGAACAACGCGCTCTCCGGCGTCGGCGGCGCGGTTGGCTACGGCATTGGCAATAACTGGGGGCGCAACTGATGGCAAACCACTTCGCATCGGTCATGCAGGGCCACCAGATGGGTCAGCAGAATCGATTGGGTCGACTCGCAGGCGAGGCATATACCGCGCCGATGGACCAGCGGAATTCTCTGCTGGGCCAGATGGCGCAGATCAGCCCACAGGCCGCCCAAGCGCAGCAGGGCCAGTTCGACCAGCAGGAAGACCGCACAGCGCAGCAGCTCCGCGGCTACGTGCAGTACGTCAATAGCGCACGTGAGCAGAACAACCCTGCCGCAGTGAACGCAGCCCTCCGTGCGGGCAGCGGACTGATCGAGCGCTTGACGGGCAAGCCGGGACCGACCGAGTGGACACCGGACATGGATGCGGGCTGGGCTGAGCTGGAGGCACGGGTGGCAATGTCCCCAGCGGGCGTTGGCGGCGCGGGCGTCCAGTCCACCTATGTCGATGGGGCAGGCAACCGAGTCGCCATCATGCGCGACGGCTCGACGCAGATTCTGGGCAAGAACGATGCGGGCGCCACGCAGCAGACGATCAGCATCACCGGGCCCGATGGCCGGCCTGCGCAGTACACGTTCGATCGCCGAACGGGAAGCTATGTGCCGGCTGGTGCGAGCATGGGGGGCGCGGCTCCGCAGCCCGCCGCAGCAAGTCCGGGCGTCACGCAGTTCAGTGGTCCGGACGGTATGCCCGTGCAGATCGGCGACGACATCCCGGACCATGTGCGCCAGCAGATCCTTGCCAACCCGGCCGCCTTCCAGGAAGTGCCGGATGGGTCGACGGCGCAAATGCCCGATAGGCCGGTGCAGCAGTTCACCGGCGGTAACCAGTTGCAGACCTCGCAGCGCGTTGTGTCGGGTCCATCCGCATTCGTTGGACAGAGCCCGGCAGAGAAGGCCGCATCGGAAGCGGCAGCCCGCGCACAGGTCGAACTCTCTTATGCGCCAGCTTTGCAGCAGGTCCAGACGCAGGGCGCAATCGATCGCGCGCGCGGCGAGGCGCAGATTCAGACTGAATCGACCCTTCAGCGCGACGAGGCAAAGCGTCAGGCCGAGCGCGTCCAGGGGCTTCCTCAGCTTCAGGAACAGCGTCGCGTCTTGAATGACGCACTGCAGGGATTGGGCACCAAGTACCGAACTGGCCCCATCAATACCGTGATCCCCGATGCTCTGCAGTCGGCTGACAACCAGGTGTTTATGACTGTCGTGAACAACGCGGTTCTGGACGCTGCCAGCAAGCTGACGGGCGTGATCTCCGACAAGGACATGGAGTTCCTGCGCCGGGCAACGGTCAACTTGGATACGCGCGAGGACGCGAACCGAGAGATCCTGCGCCGCCAGCTTCGCATCATCGATGAGGGAATCCAGAAGGCGCAATCCGGCGGGGGCACTCAGTCCAGCGGATCCGCAGCACCCGCCGTTCAGCGCGCCCGCAACCCTCAGACCGGCGAAGTCCTCGAACTCCGCAATGGCCAGTGGGTGCCGGCACGATGACGACCCCACCGCTCCCGCCCGGGTTCGTGCTCGAGCAGTCGAGCCCGCCGCAGGCATCTGGCATGCCTCCGCTTCCGCCAGGCTTCGAGCTGGAAGCCGACGAAGCTCCCGCGCTCGAGATCGACATCGTAGGCGGCACGCCCGAATCGGCTACGCAGGCGCAGCCAGACGCTGCCGGCCCTTCGTTCGCTGAGCGCGAGCTACGGGGCCTTGGCCTGGGCGCACGCTCTGTGTTGCAGGGGGCGGGTAGCCTGATCGGCGCGGTAGGCGGCGACGCTTTCAACGCCTATGTCTTGCCCGGAGATCAGCCGAGCTACCGGGACGCTGCCGGCGCATTGGCTGACCGCATCGGGCTGCCGTCGCCGCAGGATGGCCGCGAGCGTGTGCTGGGCGACGTTGGCGAGGCGCTGACCGGCACGGGCCTGACGATGGGCATCGGTGGCGGTATCAACGCGCTGGCAGGCCTTGGGCGAGGCGCGGCAGCAGGCCAGCCCGCGAACCGACTTGCGCAGCTATTGACGGCGCAGCCCGGCCTGCAGGCAGCCAGCACCGCAACCGGCGCAGGCGCGTCCTCGATCACCCGAGAATCAGGCGGAAGTCAGGGGCAGCAGCTTGCGGCCGGCTTGGTCGGCGGTCTGGCTCCGGGCGCCGCCGGCTACACCGCAGGCGCCACGACGCGTGGGCTAGTTCGTGGCACCTCTGGCCAGCAGATGACCGAGACGATCGCTGATTTCAATGCGTTGGGCGCAAGCCCATCGGTTGGCCAGGCTTCGCAGAACCGCTTCATCCAAGGCACCGAAAATTTGCTCGGCGGCGCTCCAACAAGCGCGGGCGTAATCAATCGCTTTGCGGAGCGCCAAGCGGAAGACATCGGCGGAGGCTTGCAGCGCCTGGCGAACAGCACCAGCGCGAACGCCAGCGCAGAGCGAGCTGGCCGCGCGGTAGAGCGGGGCGCGGATTCGTTGCAGCAGAACACCAGCGCCACGAAGCGGGCGCTCTACTGGCAGGCCGACCAGTTCATCCCCGGCTCGACGCCGGTGGCGATGGGCAACACATGGCAGGCGCTGACCGAGATGACGAGGCCAACTGCTGGCGCGGCTGCCACCACGGGCGCAATGGCCAATCAGGGGCTCATCCGCCTGCGCGACAATCTGATGAAAGACCTGTCCGCAGGCAACGGACAGATTCCATACGAGGCGCTGAAAAGCATCCGGTCGCGCATCGGCGAGCAGATGACCGACTACTCGATGCAGCCGGAAACTTCGACGCGCGAACTGCGTCGCCTGTATGCCTCGCTGTCTCGGGATATGGAGACCGCAGCTCAGGCGCAGGGGCCGGAGGCAGTACGTGCAGCCCGCCGTGCCAACAACTACACCCGGGCCGCGGCTGATCGGATGGAGCAGGTGCAGCGAGTGATCGACAAGCAGGGCGGGCCAGAACGGGTCTACAACGCAGTGCTTGAAGGCACCCGAGACGGCGGCACCACGCTGCGCGCGGTGATGCAGTCGCTACCGAAGGACGGCCAGCGCGCTGTCACCGCGGCAGTGATCAAGCGGATGGGCATGGCGACGCCTGGCGCGCAGGACGCAGCTGGCGATGTGTTCAGTGCGAGTACGTTCCTGACGAACTGGAACCGCGTGAGCCCGGAGGCAAAGCGAGCCTTGTTTGACCGGTACGGCCCGCAGTACAGCCGAGACATGGACCGGATCGCCCGCGTCGCCGACAACATCAAGACGGGCTCGCGCGTGCTGGCAAATCCGTCTGGCACGACGAACCGTGCGGCGGCCCTCACCTATGGCGCCTCACTGGTGGCTTCGATGTTCGATCCCACTCTCCTGAGCACGGGGGGGCTCGTGGGTAGCGGCGTCGCTGCCAACATCACGGCCCGCTGGTTGACCAACCCGAAGGTGGTCCGCCGTCTCGCGCAGGCTACAGAGGTCCCGGCTGGGTCGCTGCCAGCTATTGCGAACTCGATCCGCCTTGAGGGCGAGCAGGACGGCGATGACGATCTCGTGGCTCTAGGCTCGGAGATCCAGCAGAACGTAGGCGATCGCGCCAATTGATCCGAGCAAAAGCAAGCCGATGCCAATAACCGTGGAGACCATCTTCACGTCTTGCCACCACTCGTCCTGGCCCGTTTCTCCACTTCGGTCCAGCCAGTCCTTGGGCTTCCCGCCGACGTTCGACAAATCGTATTTCGGCTTCTTCTCGGCCATGAGTCACCTCGCTTAGAGCCGCCAGCCTACACCGGGCGGCGCTCACACACGACCCCTCAAACCCCAGACAGCCCGCCTTGAGCGGGTTTCTTTTTGCCCGGAGATCGCATGTCCTACCAATTCCTTGACCCCGCGCCGGTGTTCCGCGATCTCTCCGGCGACGAATTGCTGGCCGGAGGCTTCCTGCAGTTCTACGACAAGGGCACCACGACGCCGCGCGACACCTGGTCCGACGAGGCCATGACCGTGCTCAACCCGAACCCGGTGCCGCTGGACGCCGCGGGCCGCGCCGAGTTCGCCATCTGGCTGGACGGCGAGTACAGCGTCAAGGCGGTGAGCGCGTCGGGCGAGACGATCTGGACGCGCGATTACACGTCAGGCCAAGTGGCCGGCGCCACCATTCCGGCTCTGCAGGCGGATCGCTTCCTGACCAACGATGGCGTCAGCATGTTCTGGTCAGTGCTGCGCATGCTCCCTGACCCGTCCGGCATGGCGAATCGGATCCTCTCGACTGACGGCGCCAACCCTCTTTGGATCCCGCTGCCAGAGATTCCAGAGCCTCCGAAGCCTGACATCACAATCACCGGCGGCGGCGTGTCGATCGGCGCGGGTGAAGGCAACAAGTTCGTGATCCTCACCGGCAAGACCACCCTGCAGCCGACCGGCACCCATCGCGCCACGTCGTCCGTCACGTTCCCCACTGGCACGTTCACCGAGTGCCTGACCGTGTTGGCCCAGGTGTCGAGCTACAGCTCGTCGGCCTTCGATGCCACCGGCGTTTCCTCCACTACCGCGATTGCGCCCACCGGCTTCACGCTGAACTACGACGTTAACGTCGATTCAAACGCTGGCGGCTGGAACATGACATCGGCGGTTGAGGTGCGGTGGGTCGCGTTCGGGACGAAGGCCGGATGACCAGCAGCATTCCGAAGCCCAGCGAGCCCATCGCCGGCCCCGGAGGAATCATCACCCGGCCATGGCGGAACTACCTCTCCCAGCTGGGCGGCGCGCGCTCGCTGGAGGAGATCTGGGCGGCCCTGCGCGAGATCCGGCAACAGCTGGCCGACGCGGGTGCGGGCAGTTTCCTGACCCGCGACACGGCGCTCCTCGGCGTCAACAGCGTGCAGACGCTCGGGCAGCTATCGGACGGACAGGTCCGCATCCAGCTGCGGGGTGACACCCCGGCGCCTGCCGCCCGCACGTTCTACGGCGCCAACGCCGATGGCGCGCTCGGTTTTTGGTCTAACGCCGAGGGCGTGGATGTCGGGACCGGGCTTGCCAAGACTCTTGACTACGGCCCCTACGACTTCAAGGGCGAGCTGTCCAATGAGTCCGACCTGCCGCCCGTCGTCGTGGTCGGTGATGCGTACCTGATCGCAGGCTATCTGTGGGCTGGTATCGACGAGGGGCGGCCCGGAGATCCGGCTTGGGACAACCTGGGGCTGGCTAGCCCGACAACAGTTCTGTCGCTCGAAGAAATCCCCGACAGCGGCGGGGGGGCGCTGTTCGCGATCACGCGCGACCAGTTCGGCCGCGTGTCCGGCACCAGCGAGGCCACGACCGACGACCTGCCGGAGGGCGTCGATAGCCTGTACTTCACCATAGACCGCGCACGTCAGTCGGTCGTCGACGATTTCATAGACCCAGGCGTGTCGAACAAAGCGCCAAGCCAGCGCGCCGTCGCGGATGCGATAGCCGGCGGTGGCGGTGGCGGTGGTGGCGTTAACCGGCGGACGGTAACAAACATCAATCACGCCTCTACAGGTCCGGTTTCCATTGATGCTGCTTTAGGGGACTACTTCGTCGTCAATATGTCGGCAAGCGGGGATCTGGAGGTGGTAAATCCACCCGCCCAGAACATCGGAGCATCTATCAGCATCGAGATCGTGCAGGATGCGACAGGCGGCAGAACGCTTGGGCTGCCAAGCAGCTTCAAAGCCTTGGCAGGAAGTGATGCCCAGATACAAAGTGCGGCGAACGCAAGAACGGAGATGGTCATCTCTACGAATGATCAAGGCGTTCGGTGGAAGTATGTGATGCAGGGCATCGCGGCATGAGCCTCATCGGTTGGAAAGGCGGGATGATGACCTCCGGAACGCCCGCACCTCCGCCACTCCCTACGGTCATCGGGCAAGCCTATGGCGGCGGGTTCTACGCGGGCGACATTTCTTACGGCGGGTCGAACTACAAGATCATCGTGTGCCCAAAACAGTTCGAGGGGGCATCGCTCCAATACCTAACCGCGAATGTCGCAGCGCCCGGCGCGGCAAGCTCGACCGATGGCTGGTCCAATACGATTGCGCTGCTCAGCCAAGGCGCCCGAACCTCAGAAGCCGCGGTTTACTGCCGCAACTTGAGCATTGCCGGATTCCAAGATTGGTACTTGCCGTCACGAAATGAGCTGGGTTTGTGCTACACCAACCTCCGGGCCAATGCGTCGTCGCCTGCGGGCTTCAAGCCCGGAGAGGCTGAGGCCTATCAGGCCATCGTCTATTACATGACATCTTCCGAATCCGGCGCCGGCGGTAAGTGGGCACGCCGGATGAATGATGGAGCAGAGTCATCGCAGTCTAAGAACAGCCGGAATCCGGTCAGGGCGATTCGCCGCATTCCCTTTAGCCCTTGATGAGCGGGAGCTTGTCTCAGAGCCGCCGTCATCGCGGCCCGAGCACAGATCGGCGCGCTCCTTGTGCGTGCTGACGCATGGCGCGTCACGCCACGGGATATGTGCCTTCCGGTCCGCGCGGCAATCCCTGACGCCCACTCAGCCCAATCACCGGTTTCGAGCTTGCCCACCCCCGCGCGACACTCGCCCCGCAGCCCGTGCGCGCGTCCCTCGCACCCCACGCGACAGTCGCCGGCCACGGCCAGCGCACGGGTTGTCTTATCGAACTTAGCGGGTCTTATCGCCCGACGATAAGGTCGGCGCCGCCCCATACGGAACGGTCTCAGCCCCTGACACCGCCGGGCGTAGCATCCCGGCCATGCTCCCGCCTCCCTGCCGCTGGATCGACTACGACGCCTACTCGTGCCTGATGTGGCACTACGGATGCGTGGCCGTGGTGTACCCGTGCGGGCGGGTGACCATACAGTGGGGCGCGGGGCTCGAGGCCAAGGCGGCCAACCTCGAGCAGGGCAAGCGGCACGTCGAGCGATGGATCTCGAAGCGGCCGGGCCTGCCGCCTGGGAAGCGGGCGATGGCGATGCGGGAGAGGATGCGGGGCGGTGCGCGGGTGTTCGATGACGCGGCATGGGCGCGCGTGGCGCGTTGAGCCGTCAATCGTATTGGACAGACGCAATCCAATTGGACAAAAAAAAGGCCCGCATTTCTGCGGACCTCTTGATTTTGGCGCCCGAAGTTGGACTCGAACCAACGACCCCCTGATTAACAGTC